CTGCAAGAAGTCGATTCGGATTGAAACGCATAACGGAAGCAGAATCAGAAATCGCATCCGATATAGCTGCGACAAATCCCGCGCCACTTGATGCGCCCGCGCCGATCACGCCTTCGGTGAAAGCGTATAAATCGGTTTGCTGAGCGTATGAAGCAGCTAGTCCGCGAAGAAGTTCGTCAAGGTATGACGGATCCGAACGTTCCAAAAGTTCGATAGAAACGCGTTGCTGACCAGCAAATTTGACAACGTCAACGGTAAGATCGTCGATTTCTGTCGCTGTATCTGATACCAAAGCTAGTTCCGCGGTTTGTGCAACGGTTGGCTTCACTACCCAACGCGGGATTCGAAACGACATTCCGGAAGCTGGTAAAGCTGCGCGGGATATGCTGTCAATGAATGGTCGCGATGTGTCGATGACACCGATGACTTCGCGCAGGAATGGAACTGGAATAAGTCCCGCGTTGTTTGTTGTTGTGGCTTCGCCCGCAGCTGTTAAGAAATCCATCGCGTCGCGATTTCCGCGTTGTGCTGAAAGAATCTTGTGCGCGTATTGACCAGCGGTCAAATTTGGGATGGCGCGTGGGGTTGTGAAGATTGGAGACCCGAAACTTGACGCTTCGACCTTCGATGCTTCAACACTTGAAGTCTCTTCGACTTCTTCGATTGGTTGTTCTGACATGGTTTCGATCTCCTCGATTATTTCGGTTGGTTTCTCATCTTCAAATTCTGAAGCTGCGATTTGTGTAACACGCGCCGAATCAAAAGCAGGACTTGTTACAAGACTTGTTTCGATCATTTGCGCTGACGTGACATGAATAATTCCGTCACGAATTTCGTGTGCGTCGATCCTTGCGCCGATAGATAATCCATCGCGCAAACCTTCCGCAGCTTCAATGAGCGCGTCGGCGCCCGCGGTGCTGTCGGAAATCTTAAAGGTCCCGTTGATTCCGCCTGGTGTGACGGTGAAATTCGTGGCTCTGCCAATCGGTCGGCGGTTGTCGTGTTCAAGAAGAAGCTTGACCGATGCGGGGTCGATCTGGTTGATTGAACCAAGTTCAAATATTACAGGTCCCATCGATGTCATCCCAGCCGTCCCGAACGGAACCACGATTCCGGTGATTGTTTTTTCTGCCACGTTCGCAGCTGTAATCGGTGCGCTAAATTGAATAATCATTGTGTTGGGACTTCCGTTGTTTGCGACGGCGGGGTTGTGCCGTTGTCGGTGGCTGGTTGGCTTCCGCGTGGGGCTAGATCTTCCATTTCGCGGGCTTCATCGACGCTAATGATTCCCGCGTCTAACAATTTGACGGTTATTTCCACGCGTTCCATCGGATTTCCGCGAAGGAAATCATCGATGTCGAATTTGACCGTTTGGTTTCGTGGCGTGACGTCGTCCATCGAAAGACGTTCTTCGATGATTGAAATAAAGGGACGAAGACCAAAGTCAAGAAGCGAACGACGTTCGGCGGTAACGTTTGAATAAGTCATTGACGCAGATTCGGCGTTGACATACCACGCAGGAATTCCGCAGGTTCTAGCAATTTCAGCCGACAAGAATTGGCGGGCTTCGACCATTTGCATTTGTGCCGAATCTAATCCGACGACTTCCATCTTGATCGGTCCTTCGATGTAAGCCGTTGAGCGTTCCCGACGGGCGCGTTTGAAGGTTTCCATCAATGACGAAACTTGATCGCCTGGAAGATTCATTCCTTCATTCATCAAGACCATTTGCGGAACGGGTTCGGAAGCCATTCGATAAGATGCTTGTTCAAGTTCGATCGCGGTTTTAAGTGTTCGACCAGCGCGGGCGATCAAGCCTTCTTCAATTGATTGAAAAACAATTAAAGAATTAAGTCCGGAATTTGGAACGGGCTTTGTGTCTAGGTTGTAGCTGGTGATCATGGTTCCGTCATAGTTGACATTCCAAGAAACCCGACCAGGGTTGATCCGCCTAGCGCGATACGGTCGCCCATCTTCAAGGCTTACATCGAGAACCTGCAGATAAGCTGCGCCATGAAACAAAAGGTCGTCGACCAACCATGAAATCGTATTGATTCGTGGAAGCGCGGGGTCAGGTTGTTCGATCAAAGTTCGATTGGTAATTCTTGCGCCCGTGTTTCGGTTGTAACTATAAAGCGGAATGGTCCCGATCGATCCTGCAAGGATTCCACGGGATCGGGCGACCGCTGGAACCGTCATGGCTTGTTCGCGGGTAATGGTCACGACCGAAGGGTTTTCGCCAATCATTCCCCAGGCGGTTGAATATCCGGAATATGGAATGTCTGCCAAAGTCGAAGCGCGGACAATCATTTGTTCATTCGTAAGCGATTGATTTGCATTCACACGAAACGCGTTCAAAAGTCCCATGTTCTCATGATTTCAAGAATTTAGGCATTGACCAACTTATGAAACGATATAACGCGTGGCGTTACATGACAAACCCGTCACACCAAGAATATGACGGGGTCGTCCATCTTGAAGGCTACATGACCGCGGACACAACCTGCGTTCTTGGTGCTTCCGCGTGTCCAACGGCAAGAACCAAAGCGACCGCAGCTGAAATCGGCGCGGTTGATGCGCGACGCGCAATTCGCCAACCACCATCGGAAGCGGGTCGCCTGGCGCAAGCTGCAAGATGTGTCCGAAGTTCGATTTGTCCTGTGTGTAAAATTCGACCCGCGTTCATCGATGACATTGTCACATCGCAAAGCGTCGCAAAATAAGCCGACGACCACGATGTCGATTCCATTCGGATTCCAGCCTTTTGAAGTAATGGCGCAACGAATCCGCCTGTGTTGGGATCGAATGCAATTTGTCGGATCTTGTATTGTCTGGCAAGAACGGCAATTTCCGAAGCCAATTCGCGACCGTCGATCGGTCCATCTTTTTTCCATTGATGTAAAAAGACCCGCAATTTTCCTTCGACTTCTTGCGCGGTTACCAAGAACGCTTCGGTTCGATTAAACGTCAGGTCCAATCCTGCCCAAGTTGGGATTCCGGAAGAATCCAAAACAAGGGTTCGATCGGTGCCCGCGTCGAATTGTTCAAAATTCCACGGGCTGTCTAAAGCTTCGATCCATTGACACAATAGTTCGGTTCTTACGATGTCGGGTTTATCGCGGGCGACGCTGTCTTCAAGATTTTGAATGTCGATTCGGTGACCAAGTGCGGGGTTTGCATCTTGCCACGCCGATCGATCGTTAATTCGACAATCAGGTTTCGCGCTCCATTCATACCAGCCTAGACGCGGGTTATCGTCGGCAAGTGCGCGATTGCGTAAGTCATTTAGAACGGTCGATGTCAGATCTCCCGCGTTACTGGAAACCCAAGTCGATGAATTTTTTCGGGCGCGGGTGATTGGCGACGCAGCTGACCAGACAGGTTCTTGAATTTCCCGCAGCTCATCGATCCATAAGAAGTCCGCTGATGCGCCACGCGATCCCCTAGCCGTGGCAGCTAAGATCCCATATTTTCGGACACGACTACAAGGCACCCGACAATCTTCGGGATGATGTTCACACCAAACTTCGATATATTCTGACCCGTTAACACTTGAAACGTGTTTGATCCGTTTGCGCATCCATTCCAGCGATCGCGCCATGTGGACAATCTCATGAAGATGTTCGATGGACAATCGACGGTTTTGAGCGATGCCGTAAATCTTGGATTCGCCAAAGATAAACAAACCCGCAAGAATGCGCATTCGTACAAGATGCGATTTTCCATTCTGGCGGGCGACAATGATTCCCGCGGTGGTTCGAACGAAATTGTTATTTGCATCGATAGTCAATGCGTCATTCATAACAAATTTTTGCCACGGCATTAACGGAAGACCTATTTCATCGGCGAAATCACTAACCAGCGGACCCAGGCTTCTTCCGTGGATCGGGCTTGATTGGATCCGCGGTGTTGATGAGCCGAAGGTAATTGCTTTGGAATTTGTCACCGGAATCTTCTTTCCTTGTCGATAGGTCCTGATCGATTCTTGACTTTGGCGTTAGCTGCAACGAATCCATTATTGTCGCAAGTCGAGACAACAACGGCGCAAGATCTTTAGTCTCTCCAAGATCAAGTAGATCATCGATGAGCCTTGCAAGTCGCAACAATGTTGTCACCGCGCCAAGATCGGCAGGACCAATCCAAGATCCCGCATTACTTAAAGCGATTTGGCAATTGTCGAAGATAGTCGGAAGTTTCTTTTCAATCACGGGTCAATCCTGACCATCGGGGATAAAATCCCGCCTGCGGGCGGGTGTGGATACGACATGTCAAAAAAACGGGCTTCTACGGCATTGTGGGACACTTTTGGCGTAGGTTGGTGCTTTGTTCCCTTTTGAGCGTTGCAACGGCGACAAACGGCTTGTAGGTTCTCTATGTCTAAGGCAAGGGTCGGATCCAAGTAAATCGGGATGATGTGGTCGACTTCACCTGCATCATTTCCGCAATAGGTACAGGTCCACGAATCACGAGACAACACGGTCAACCGAAGCTTCTTCCAAGCGTATGAATTGGATCTAGCCATCAGAAGGCTTCTTCGTTTCCGTGGTGGACGGTATCTGTGCAGCTGTGACATTCTTGTTCAAGCCTGATCGCGGTGTTTCTAGCCTTATTAAGTAGTTCAATCGATTGGGCTAGTGCTTCGATGGTTGTTTGATTTTGAAGCTCCCATTTCGCGATGATTTCATCTTGATCATTTATATGGTTGGTTAGTCGAAGCATTATTTGAACCGAATTTTCATTCATTGTCGTTAGTTCTTTTATTGCCCCAGTTTGAAGCGCGATTTCGATTTCGTTGATTGATTCGTTGTTCACTTTGATCCTGCCTTGATTGGGATGGGTGAAGGGAATGGCGTTGTTACGCGCCAAACCTGCCCGTCATGGTTACGGTTTTCGGTCATGGGTCCTAAGACAACCGCGCCATATTCGACAACACTTTTTTTCTGCATGCAGGCGGTCCGAATTGCATGCGATGTTGTCGATCTTCCCTTGAAGTTCTGGGAATCTGATTCCACGGTATTTCGTCCGTAGCTGCTAAACGCCTTCAAACGGCGGTTCAACCGATTCGTTAGTCGGTCAGCGGTTAAAGTCGCGCCTTGACTGGATGATGAATGTAACACGTCACACCACCAGTTCGCTAGGTTTTGGAATAAGTCGCGTGTCGGATAATTCCGGAAGCAATTCGCCTTCGTTAATTAGCCAGAATGGGCGAGAATGAACCTTCGAAGCTGCGTGAAGCGGTTGGTGTCTCAAATCTGAATAGGCGTAGTATCCGCACAATCCAAACTTCCACCCGACGCCTTGACCTTCAATGACCATCAACGACCAATCCCGCTTCTTTTCAAGTGTCGATTCCCAATGCTCAACTGATGCGTTTCGGGTGTTTTCGTTTAGGTGTTTGACGTCGATCTTGTAATCTCCGACAACAATGTCGGGCGATCCTGGTTCGTCGTGTGTGTAGTAGGTGACCGCGTCATTTATGTTTAGCGTCATTTCTAGGATTTCAACACCTGCATATTCGGTCGCCACGCTTCGCAATACCCCGCGGAAGAACCTACGATCGTCCTTCATTCGCTGGTCCCCCGCGTCCTTTATTTGGTTATACCTAACCGAAGCGATTTCCCGAATTTCTTCTTCGGCGTAGGACACGTCAACGATAATCATCGCGGGCTTCTTCAATGTCTTCTTTTAAGATTCCCGATAAGTCGTTTAACATGCAAACAATTTCAACGCGGATCGCGTTAATTGCTGGATGCGTGTTCATGTTCTTATTGCGAATGAATGCGTCAAGGCTCATAAGGGCTTGGGTATACCCCGAATCGAACGCGCTAAGGGTTTCGGATTTAGTCATTTCCGTATTCCGCCAATTTGTGTTCTTCCAAACCTTTTAGATAACCGTCAACCATCCAATAGATCAATCGTCCTTCGTTGGGTTCACTACATTCCCCCTTGAAAGGCAAAATCAAGAAATCTAAAATAAATTTTGTAGCTGCGATTTCGCCTTGTATTCCAGCATATTCCAAATAACCACTATGAAGCATGGCTTCTTCGGCTAGAATTTGAAATTTGTCGTCAGAATTAGTCATCATATCCACCTTTAGGAATGTCATTCGCCCACGGATCAATCATCAACGGCGTCGACGACTTAAGCCATTCGATCAATTCTGAAGCTTGCGCGACGTTTAGCGTCGTGGTGATTGACTTGTTCGACTTAAATTCATCGATCAAGTGGACGTTCGATCCAACCATCTTCAAGATCAAATCCGATTGTTTTTTGGACATCGATGGGACTGGTAATGGTTGACCGTTAATCGATCGCTTAGCTGCTGGCTGGTAATCTTTGGCAACTTCGACCGGAATGTTGTGATCATGGTGATCCATGTCTTTCGCCCATAAGTCAAGGGCAACACCAAATCGCATAGCTGCGACGCGGATCGCGTTACCGATCGCGCCTTTAATGCGGTCGAAGGCGTCGGATCCCTGTGGTTCGCCGTACCCGATGCGGGTAACCCCGCAGACCGTCAATTCGATCCACAATCCCCCGCGTTCATCGAACAGCGGAAGACCGTGTTCGTCGAATCCCATCGGCTTCCAGTTCCATTCGGGATCGACTTCAAGAAGGCGACGGGTGACGTTGCCGTGACTAACGTAGTCCAGGCGGATTCCGCCTTTTGGCAGCTGCTGGATTTGAGACTTAGGAAACGGCGCAAGAAGCGCGGTTGATTCTTCGGGTTTCATAGCTGATCCCGTCCTTGAATTGTATAAAGGCATTTTTCCATTCGTAATTCAAGATATATAACCGACGGACATGGATACAATGCGTATTCACCATCATCGGGATCTAGGCAATTCGTACAGAATGTAATCCCATCGCGGGTTTTGTCTGTGTGCAAAGACCTTAAAAATTTAAGTTCTTCCATGCGGGTGTTGTGGATTTCATCCATCAATCCCGTGGCGGCTTCTTCCAGTAGTTGAATGTAAACCTGGTGAGAATACCGATTTGATTTCATAGCTGCGACGATTTCTTCAACACGTTCTTCCAGAAATTCATTCATTTGGAATCACGTTCAATTCGCGCCAAAGTTTCGCGGATATATGGCGAGAAATCCCGCGCAACTTCATCGGATAACGGCGCGATCGCCCGACAACGGGCGTTCTGTTCGGCGTTCCACTTGTAGAAGTCGTAAGCGGTGTAGGCAAGAACCAACCCAAGAAGGATGAGCAGCTGACCGATGGTGAATGAATCTATTGCGCTTACCAACAAGACACCGCAAAAGATCGCGATGAAGGTGATTATGTTCTTGACTGGATTGTTTGTCATGTGGGTCCTGATCCTTTGACTTGTTATTTGATTTTTTTTGCGCCTGTGATCTCGCTGGCGCGATAACGCTTGACGGTTCCGATTTGGACGGGTGTAATTGCGCCCATCTTTTCTAAACGCCATATTGTTTGCCGACTAACCTTCAATACCTTTTGGGCTTCTTTGCTGGTCAACAATGAATCGTTCATGTCCATAATGTAACACCTAACCCCGTCAATTTCCTGATTGTCTGCGCGTGTCGTGATCCGCCAAGTGTTCTTCAAGGCGGTTTTCTATGCGAATCAAGGTTTTATTTGCATCGTTAAGCGATGACCCGCCGTTCGCATTTGGCGCAATTTGTGAAGTCGCCTGATCGATGTAGGACTTTATGGGTTTCACGATTAAGAATTTCACCAGCATTCCAAACAAAGTCAAAATCGCGATGAGCGATCCCGCAGCTTGTCCGACCGTCATTAGATTATTCATCAGGCATTGACCCAGCGTTTCGGATTCTTTGAACCCGTCCAACCCTTCCACAACCGACCCGATTGGATTTCAAAGTGAAGATGGGGACCCGTGGAATTTCCGGTGTTTCCGCTGGCGCCTAGCTTGTCGCCTTTTGCCACCCGTTCGCCGACATGAACGTCGATTTTGCTCATGTGGCAATAACCCGCCCACAACCCAGCGGATCCGCCGAAGCGATCGTTGTCGATGATGACGTGAAGTCCGTAGGACTTGCCCCAACCGCGCCCGATCTTATGCGCACCAGCAAAGACAACTTTTCCCGCGACGGCAGAATTTATCGGTGTTCCAATTGGACACGCGTAATCGATGCCCTTGTGACGCTTCGCCGTCGTGCGATATTTGACCCCGTAGGCGAATGTCACGATCCAATTATTCGGAAGCGGTTTCATTGTTTGATTGTCCATATCTTGCATCGGCAGGATTCAACCAGTTTATCAAAATCGGGATTCCAGCAGCTAACCCCAACGCGAACGCGGGATGTAGTCCCAGGCTGTCAGGGTTCACCAACACCCAACCCAACACGCAGGCGGTGAAGACTTTGGCGAATGATGCCAGTGGACTAGTTGCAAGCCAAGTCAAGAAAGTCATAACGCTTCAATCTCTGCCTGCGTTAGTCCCAACTTGGCAAGTTTGGCAAGTGCGCTAATGCGTGCATCTATTCGGGCGGTGGCTTCAGTCTCACGCGCTACGGCTTCGGCTTGGTCTAATTTTAGTTGCGCCTTGTACGCCGTCAAGTCTGCGCCTTTTAGTTCAATGCGCTTGTCGTCAATACCTATAAAGATTTTTTCAGTTTCCATTATTTTGCAACTCCGTAAATAGAAATACTTCCAGTAATTGTACCGAATGTAGATATGACGCTGATGCCGTCATAAGATGTGGCGGTTTTATGCCCACCAAACCCAGTACCACCAACAGAGACTGCACCAAGACTAGTATTGCTTGCGTAAATAGTTGTGAATTCTGTAAAGGCTGCTATAAAAGGTTGCGAAACATTTAAATCATAAATCGCAGTTTCGTTTGATAAATAACCGATAAATTCCCTAGTTGCGCTAGTTGAGCGGGCGACGAATATAGACGAACTGGTAGCATTGTTTTCCATTACCCAATAAGTATAAGTAGTTGCAGCGTCTGTACCTGCTACTCTAAGTCTTATAGCCAATTGTGAACCCTCGGTTGATGCTGACGTTAAAGTAACTAAGACTTTGTAGTTCGTATAAGTTGCGCTGAACACATTAT